CGTGAAGGTGATTGATTCCGATTCCCTGTCCTCGCCAGATGTGGTCGTTGTTCTGAAAGACGGCGTAGAGGATGACGAGCATCGGATTCAATGCGTAGCGACTACCAGCGCGGGGAACATCTACCAGCGGGATCTGTTGCTGTTCATCCATTCAGAAGTGACCGACAGCTTCACCAAGCAACCGGATGATGCCTTTGTGTTCGATGTAGATTTTGAGCGCCGGCTTGGGGCCGGGGACACCGTTGTGTCGGCGGTAGCGGTGGCGGTCAAGGAGTCGGACGGATCGGATGCCGCCGCCCTGGTGGCGAGTCTGGTTGTGGATACGCCGCTGGTGGGCGTTCCGGTCCTTAATGGAGGGGACGGGGAAACCTATCGCTTGGGGATTCAAGGAACGACGGCGGCGGGATATGTCCATGAGATGTTCGTCCGAATGAACGTACAGGAGTTTTGAGAGATGAGTCCGAAGCCGGAAGATAGGCCGACGAAGGTTCTGGATCCTCGCGCTTTCAGGCGGATCTCGGAAGAAGCGCCAAGGAGAACAATGGCTGAACGGAAGGCTCATGCGATGAAAATAAAGGATGAAATTATAGCAAAGCGTAACTACTTGAAAGGGAAACGTGATGCCGGTTAAGCCTTTCACGTTCAACGATGTGGACAAGGGAATCGCCACTCAATTCCCCTCCACGAAGGTTGCCTGGGCGACCGGGAACAATGTCCGGATCACGCCGGGATTCGTCTCCAAGACCCTTGGGCGGTCCCTTGTTGTTTCTCTGCCAAGCACCCCGGCGATCCGGGCCATGTTCTCGTTCATCGGTACGGATGGAGCGGTTCGGACGATCGTTTGCTGCGATGCCAAGGTGTTCGCCTACGATTCCACATTCGGATCCTACGTCGACATCACCCCCTCGCCGGCGCCGACGGGAGCGGCAACGGACATCTGGCAGTTCGATCTGGTGGCCGGACTCCCGATCCTGTCGAACGGCAAGGACATCATCTGGAAGTGGTCATCCTACGCCGGCGTCCTGACGGCTCTTTCGGGAGCGCCGACCTGGGCCAAGCGGATCTCAAGCTGTATGAATCGGCTTGTGGCGTCGAATCTTCTCGAGGGGGGCTACACCTACCCGGGGCGGGTCCGATGGCCAGAAACAGGTAATCCGGAAAACTGGACGATCGACACGACCAACAAGGCCGGCCGGCACGATATCATGTCGTACTTCGGCGGCATCGAAGCTCACGCGAACATCAAAGCGCAGATCACGCGGGGGCATGAGGTATTCTTCTTCACGGAGCGCGGGCTGTGGAAGGCCGATTTCGTCGCGGCGACGAGGAATTTCATCTGCGTGAACCCCGCGATGGAGATCCTGTCCTCGAGGGCCTTGTGCAAGAAAGAGGAAACGATCTACTTCATCGGCAAGAACGACCTGTACTGGACCGGCGGCGGGGATCCCACGGCATTCGGCTTGCCGATCCGGGATGAACTGTTCGACAACCTGAACGCCAGCGCGATCGCCACGGCTTTCGTGTTCGCTCCGTACCTCACCGATGAGGTTTGGTTCTGTGTGGCGATGGGCGAGAACACGGCGCCGAACAAGGCTTTCGTCTACAACACAGAAACAAAGTCCTTCTCGATCCACGACGTTGATTTCTCCTGCCACGCGGAAGCTCTCTACACGGGCGCTCTTTACGATGTGGTGGGGAACGCCTCGGGGCAGATCCTCAAGCTCGATGACGGCTTTAATTCCGCCGCGGGGTTGGCGATCGACGGAAGGATCGAGACGGGGGATCACGATTTCGGTCTGCCGAACAATGTGAAAACGATTGCGGACGTGATTCCGCATCTCGACGGGCAGGATACCGTAAGTGAACTGATGGTGCAGATCGCCGTGAAGAACCGGCTTCCGGATGACCTCCGCTGGTCGGATCCCGTGCCGTTCACGATCGGCGTATCGGAGAAATGCGATTTCAATGGTTTTCGCAAGGGAGGGAAATATATTCGGTTAAGGTTCTACTCGAACCTACTGACGAGTCCCTGGAAGATGAGTGGATACACCATAAACTACGAAGTGGGAGGAACAAGATGAATGACGTTTTGGGGATGGCTCCACCGGAACCGGAAAAGAAGTTTCCTTTCATCCTTGGACTCATCCCGTGTTGGAACCGGGATTACTTGGATCCCGCATGGTCGGTTGTTCGTCCAGGGATAGAGGAAATCGCACAGCTCGCGCTCGGGGAATTCGATGCCCTTTTCGTTTGGCAGCAGATATTCTCCGGGCAATTCCAGCTCTATATGGGCTACACCGACAAAACCGGCGTCATCACGCCTCAATCGAGATATCAGATGGCGCTCACGGAGAAGCTTCGGACCCCGGACAAGGATTTTCTCGGCTTCTTCATCTTGGACATTTTCAGGAAGAAATCAGTCCACGTTTTCGCGGCCTACATCATGCCGGAATATCGGGACAAAAACCTTTGGGAAATGGGATACGAGTACATCGAATCCCAGGTGAAAATGATCGGGGCAAAGGAATTGTCCGTCACGATGCCAAAGGCCACGCTCGAATCCATGAAAGCCCGTGGTTTCGAAGAAGGATTGCTCAACATGAGGAAGGTTCTGTAATGAGCGGCGGGGGAAGTAGCGGCGGCACATCGTATGTTTATACTAATATGCTGCCGACCTATATCCCTGGCGTTCAAGCCAAGGTGGAAGAATGGATGACGGCGGCGAATGCGCTTTCCTTGAGCAATTTCAGTGCCTACACCGATCCGACCTATGCGGCACAAGATACAAATGAAACGGACGGGATCGCAGCGGTGGCGACTCGCGGAAGGTACGGATCCACCATAGAACTCGACGGAAAGGCCCACCTTCGGAATCTGTACGACAGCTTGAAGCTCAACGCCAACACGAAAATTGCTTCCTTTTACGCGGCTCAGATCGCGGAGCTCATACAGTCTTTCGACGAGGAAGTGCTTCCCGCGATCCGAAAGAATTATGTCCTCGCCTGGGGCGGGAGCGAGCACAACGTCGCGGAGGCAATCGCCGCGGAGAAGATGATGGCGAAGATCAACGAGATCGCCAAGATGTTTTATGACGATTACCTCCATGAGCGAAACCTCATGCAGCAGGGGATGGCCCATGCAACTCCTTACGGGCTTCAGTGTATCCGGGACATGGAAATGCTTCGACAGGCAGGGGTGTACGCCAGGGAATTCGATCAGGGATTCAAAATGGACGCTTGGGAGCGGCACAACGAGGCGGCGATTCTTCCGGTAAGGAACCTGGATATCCTCGGGAACGCCGTCCGAACAATCCTTTCAACGACTCGTACGCAGACCACGAAATACTATGGACCGCCGAAGTGGACGCAAATTGCTGGCGCGGCAATGGCGGGGCTTTCGCTCTATGCGATGTACTCTGGCACTTCCGTTAATCCCTACATGAAGGGGGGAGTTGGTACGGGAGGATCAGTAGGTTCGGACCAGTTAAATCAAGGATTTGGGGGCGGGTGGGATAACGTAGGAGGACCACAATAATGAGCGGCGGCGGCGGTGGCGGGACAACGACTCAGACGGTTAGGACCGTTCCGGATTGGGCGATTCCCTATGTCACGGCTTATTGGGATCAGGCTTATGCCCTCTGGCAAGCCGACACCCTCGCGGTCTACACCGGAGACGTTACCGCCGCACAGCCTCAAGACGAAATTGACGGGATCGCTGGCCTTGCGAACCGCGGACGGTACGGGGATCAGGTCATCACTAAGGCGATCGCCTACGAGAACGACGTCATCAACGGGGGGTATCTCGCCGGCACGAAGGCGGCTTTCCTTGCGGCGCTTGCCCTCGTCATGGGGAATTCGACAACAGATTTTGCATCAGTCAACTCAAGAATCGGTCGAAAGCCTCTTTTTGTGGGAGATCCGGACAGCACTTTCTTGGCGCAAGCCTTGGTGACGGGAACGCCGGCTATCTACAATGCCCGGATGAGCACCTTGATCTACGCCGACAACTTCCACAAAGAGCGGGACATTCAGGATCGCGGGCTGTCCTATGGCGTGGAGATGGGGAAACACGCGGCGATCGATGCGGAGGCGCTTCGCAGGGCCGGGATGTACCAGCGCGAATACCTGCAGGGAACCTACGTTTTGAGCCATAAATTGTTTCTCGAAGGACAGGAAATTGCGGTGGCGAATCTTGAAATATTTGGACAGGCGATTCGTGGTCTTACGGGAAGCCAGCAGACCACGGACGCAACGCAACCCGGGGGGAACAAAGTCGCATCAGCGGTGGGAATGGGCGTCACCGGGGCCGTGGCCGGGTACATGATCGGTGCGGAAATCGGATCGGTTGGTGGACCATGGGGCGCTGCAATAGGGTTTGTGGTGGGCGGGATAATCGGATGGTTTGCGGGATAAAAGGGAGGGGATCATGGCAAACACGGGCATAACGAGCGGTCAACTCATCCAGGACTGGTACGACAGGTATGTGAAGCCGCTGAAGCAACCCATATCCCTGACCTCACCGGCTCCGCAGGACTTCTCCCTCGGCCTTCCCGCGTCTCCCACCCCTGCGCCCACGGCTCCTGTCGTACCGCCGGCGGGGGTGACTCCCGAAACGGCCGACCAAGTTGGCCAAGTGCCCGCGGTGGCGAATGCTCCCGTGCCGGAAGCAGGGACCTCCTGGTCGGATAATCTTACGAAGGGCCTACAGGATCCGGCAAAGGTCGGATTACTCGGCATGGGGCTGTCCATGATGGCAACTCCCCCACGGCCGGTAAAATACAGCGGTGCGGAGATCATCGGCAATGCGGGGTTGCACGGCCTGAAATTCTTCCAGCAAGCGGTGGACGACAAGCGAAAAGCCGACCTGATGGCGCAGACGACCGAAGAGCACAAGTTGACGAGGGAGGACCGCCGACAGGCAAGCGAGGACCGATCCATTTATTACAGGGACCGCGCCCGGATTGCGGCCGCGGAACAGGAATCGAAAGACGAAGCCAGAAAAGCAACGGCAGCGGAAAACGCCGTCCTCGACGTCCCGATCGATCCCGCGGTGGCGAAGCATTACGGCGTGGATCCCAAGATGACCGTGAGGACGTTCAACAAAATGCAATCCGGTCTTGTGTCCATGGCGAAACCTCCGGGGATGGCCGTCACAACGGACGACAAGGGAAATGTCCACGTGATCCCGAAGGTGGAGGGAGTGACCCCTGGCGCCGGAAAGTCTAAGACCACGCAGGCCGGCGCTGGTGGGGAGGGCCCGGGCAAGACTGCAGCGATCGCCGCGGTCAATAAAGAATTGGTGTCGCATTACCTTCCAGTAGCGCGAGATGAAATCTCGAAGAATGCGCCTCCGGGGTCCGAGCGAATGCGGCAGATGGTGGAATCCCTCAATACGCAGGATCCGACCACCGGAGGACCGAGCGAGCCCAAGGTCCGGGAACATCTTTCGGAAGCACGGCGCAAGGAATACGACGCCGTGAAGGAAAAGGCCCAGGAGTATTCGAAAACGATGGTGCCGGCCGTGGCCGTCCAAAGGGCGAGAGACGATTGGAACATGAAGCATCCAGCGCCCAAGACGGACGCCAGGTATGAGGAATATCGGCGAGTGTATGAGGAAATCCGGTATTATCCAGGATGGACAAACGCGGAAAAGAACGCCAAGATCAAGGAAATGAACGACAAGGCGCGAAGGATGGGGCTCATCAAGTGAGCGAATTCGCCCAATTCCTCCCTCCGTCGACGGAG